GAAGCTCAACTGATGGGTATAGGTTTCAATCTTAGCTGGTGTCATATCGCTGTTGGTTTTGTAATCACCTATGATACATTTCTTATCACCTGTCACTACCTTCATGTCAATCATTGCTCCATATATAGCGTGGTACTTGTTGCCTTTACTTAATGGTATATGTTGCATACCCATTAACAGAGGTAGTAAGCTACTACGTCGTACAATGCCATCATGTGCGACATTAGGATTAGTCAAGCCCAACGTTCTCTGTTATACGATTGCATGACCGACACACTACTCTCAAGTCATAGTAGGGAGCTCCCTCGTATTTAGTGTGGTGTATCTCAAAAGGCATTGCTATACCTTCACACAGCTCGCACAGCTTGTCATTACCATTGATTCTACCTTCTGACTCCATCATAGCTTCCATGAGCGGTCTGAGTTGTCTCAAGTGGTGTAGCTTACTATTAGGTATCATAACCCGTAGTCTTTAGACTTATCACCTACATGTTGTCGTTTCTTCCATGTGTTGTAGGCAATGTAGGACAGTACAAAGTTTTCTGGTGTACTCATATCTCCGTACCCGCTACCATTGAATGCTGTGAATGAGTGGTACAACCATTGCATACCTTTTGTCTTGTATGTTTTATAATGTCTTATTTCTACTTTGGGTGTTGACATATTTTCCTTCCTCCCTTACCATAATTAGAAGAGAACTTATAACTTATAACTATACCTTTAATCCCCATCGGATGTTACAGTCCTATCAACAAAAATCTTTATTAAACAGGCTTTGTACCAATACGAAAGCTTTAGCTTGAGTATCAACCGTAGTGTTAACGTAGGTTGTGTCTTAAGACATTCGCTATCGCTCAGACACCCCTATTCTAATTTCTATTATAGGGTTGTCTTAAGGAAAGGTTAGTTGTTAAGGATTTCAGTGGCCTGGGTTTCTCATCGCCTCCAGGCAGGCTCATGTCCAACTTTAGCCCCTTACTGACCTTTGTACGGCTTCTTCCAGGTTCTACCCCTGAGCTTCCCCGTCGGAGCAGTTGTCGCTCCCCATGTCTGCTTTGTAAGGTAACATCGCTAAATGTTGACAACAGTTAATCACATTGTTAGTATGAATACAAGCCTTAATGGCGACCCTAAGAGAACATCGCTAACAAGCCTCCCGAAACGGAGGCTTTCTCTTTTCTGAAAAATATTTTACTTGACATTTTCTAAACTATACGTATACTTATAGTCAATGAAGAACATACTAATCATACTAGCCTTCCTAATTATCAGCCCGATAATGATTAGAGGTGTGGTTGCCACATTATCCGATAACCCAGATGCTACACCTTACGAGGTAACAACCCAGACTGACATTGATGCCACCGAGTACCGAGATGCTTTTGTAGCTGGATGCCAAGAAGCTGACGGCATGACAGAGGCGATATGCTCCTGTATGCACGACAGGCTAGTTGCAACCTATGGGCAACAGTACTTACTAGACAACGCTTCTAGGTGGAGTAATGGGGATGTATCTGATGCAGAATTCGAAGTTATAAAACCCTGTGCCTCGGTGTAGGTATAATATACGTATATTGCTATTGCTTTTACTAATTTAGTAGGAGTATATTATAAGTATACCGATACCTCCCACGATGTCTCGGTACAAAACCAAAACTCTCTCGCTCGGAGGCCGTGAAACCTTTACAGGAAAGTAGGCCTCCTTTTTGAATGGCTATAAGTATAAATATACTTACTACGTATAGAGGGGTTTTTGCTTTATGCGTATAGTGGTATACTTATACTATGAGCAATAGCACTATCTACATACGAGCAAAAAATCAGGAGTTGTGGGATACTATTCCTAATAAGTCTGATTTTATAAATAACGTACTTAGCCAGTTACGCTATCAGCAACAGCAAAAAGAGAAAGCTAAAATGAGGGAACAAAAGAATGAAGAAACAAATGCAAAAAATACAACAGTCGATAAAGAACCTACTGTACAGTCGTAAGAAGTACCATCAGTTCGGCTCACAGATTGTCGCACTCTATACCTACAACAACCTCTTAGTGGTTGCTACTAAACTAGATGTCTTTGTAACTGAGGACGGAGTTAACTACGAGAAGGTTGTAGTCCGTGGCGACAGTTAATTTTAACTTTGAGGGTTATAAGAGAGCGATTGAAGAGAACTTTACTATTATTGATAAGTACCAAAAAGAAGTACCGTTCATTTTAAACAAAGCCCAGCTTCACTTCCTTGAGAACTTAACCGAGAGAAATGTAATCCTAAAAGCCCGTAAGATGGGCTTTTCATCCGTACTACTTGCAGTAGCCTGTGTGAAATTCCTATTTGGCAAAAACGAACGCTGTGTATCAATGTCATTCGATAGAGAGGCTTCAAGCAAACAGCTTGACCGTGCCAAGCACTTTCTTAAAAGCTACGAGCGAAAGAACAAAGCCGAGATACCCCTAAAGTACAACTCCAAAAACGAGATGGTGTGGGAAGGTATCAACGAAGACGGCACAACCTTCACAAACGCCTTCCGTGTCGGTACAGCCAAGTCTCAAGGGTTTGGTCGTGGTGATGATATTACCTTCCTTCACTTAACTGAGGTCTCACTAGCAGACCACCTAGACCAGCTTCTAGCGGGTGTAGGAGAAGCTGTAGTACATAACGCCATAATTACCCTAGAAACCACCGCAAACGGCTACAACGGCTTTAAAACCTTCTGGGACGAAGCTATGGCTGGGTCTCGTGGCTACAAAGCTCTGTTTTATGACCCTACTTGGGAGTATGATGCCGAGTTTATAGCTAGAAAACAGGCCGAACTGGGTAAACTATTCGACCAAGAGTTCCCAATGACCCCAGAAGCTGCCTTTATTGCCTCTGGTAACCTGTTCTTTGACCGTATAGCCTTGTCAGAACTACTGGAACTAACAGTTGAAGAGAAGACTATCAGAGGATTTAGGAAATATAGGGAGTTTGACAAGGGAGAGTTCGTACTTTGCTTCGCAGATACAGCCGCAGGGGGTGGAGACTTCTGTGCTGCCCACTTTTTAAGCAAATCTAAGCTAGATATACCCCTAGTCTACCACTCTAAGGTTATCGCCACCGAAATGACCCCACTAATCCACCAAAAACTGGAGGAAATCTTTGACCAAACAGGTGTTAAGCCTGTAGTAGCCTACGAGCGGAACAATGGCGGATTCTTCGAGATGGATAGAATGGCTACACTTAACAGAAACCAAAAATACACCGTATATAGGACTAAATTAAACCAGGGTACAAAATATACTGAGAAAGACTCCCCTAAGCTAGGCTGGGACACTAACTCCGCTACAAGACCTCTAATGCTGGGTATGATTAAAGAAGCGATTGACCAGAAGCTAATCAAAATCTACGATAGACCAACAATTACCGAAATGTTTTCATTCATCGAAGTGCAAACCTCTACTATGTGGCGAGCACAAGCCGAGCGTAACGCTCACGATGACCTAGTGATGTCTTTAGCTGGTGTATGGCAAATGTATCAAACAGAAAAGCCCGCACCTGTATTTAATAGAAACAGAGTAAAAAGAAAGAAGTCACATGACCCTGTGACTGGGAGACTATTATCATGAATCACACCCCGTACAAAACTTCTGATACGCCATTCGCAGCGTACCTCCATTATCATAAACACGTTCTAGTAACACTTAGGGACGACCCTAATGATGTTAGAAGAAAGGTTTATGTGTTTGTACAACAGGAGACAACAAAAGACTTGGAGAAAGAATACTACCATGGAGAGGGACTAGCCCCAGCACCTCAATACTACAAGTCAGTTAGATTTATGTTCGCTAAATTAAGGGAGTTGAATAATGACAAAAGCTAAAAAACCAACCATATCTCTGCACATGATAGTTAAGGACGAGGTGTTAGCTGTCGTAGACCTTATTGGTCAGGCCGAATGGTGCTTCGATGCAGTCTACCTTACTGTCAGCGATAAGAAAGCTTATAGCAAACTGAAGAGTACATTAGACAATGCAGTGGTACATGTAGACTACCGCCCCTGGAACGACAGGTTTGACGATGCCCGCAACCACAACTGGGACTTAGGCAAGAAGCACGACTACAGTATGTGGCTCGATGCAGACGACAGCTTCGACTTTAACCAGATGCCAAAGCTAATCTCTTACATGGAAGACTACGATGCAGTCTACTTGCCTTACCACTACGCTTTCGACGACAACGGAAATGTAATTGTATCTCACCAGAGAGAGCGATTAGTTAAGCGGTCTATCGGTTGGGTATGGAAAGGCTGGGTGCACGAAACTCTTATACCAGAGAAACCTTTTAATAAGTTCCTAGCTAACGTACCAGTTATCCACAACTCCGACCACCGAGACGAATCAATGGGTAGGAACCACGACATCTTAATGAAGGCTTATGAGGCTACTAAAGACCCTCGCTATATCCACTACCTAGCAATCTCATTCTTCACTCAGAAGAAGTACGACGAAGCGATTGAGCTATTCAAAGAATACATATCCGTAGGGGGCTGGGACGAGGAGATATATCGTTCACTAGTAAAACTATCAGAGTGCTACTACAACAAGAACAACTACGACGAAGCAGGACGGTTTGCACTAGAAGCTATCGGCTACATGCCAGAATTACCAATGGCGTATTACTGTCTAGCCCAGTATGAGTTTAAGCAGGAGAACTGGAAGCAAGCTCTTGAGTGGGTTAAGGTAGCAATCCAAAAGCCAGAACCAGAGAACACCTCAATCTATGACCCAACAAGTGCCAACAGAGCTTTACTTACTGGGGCATTATGTGAGTACGAGCTAGGCAACTACCGAGAGGCTCTACAACTCCTAAAGAAAGTCTATGTTGTCGATACATCAGAGATACTACCAGACTTCGAGTACCAAGCATCTGTTGACCGACTGCGAGAGATACTACCTGCCCTATTCAAACACTACAAGAACCCAGCATTCTTATGGAGCAACCTAGACGACTCTATCAAATTCGACAACAGATTCAGAGCTTACCGAGAGCAGTTCACACAACCTGAAACATGGTCAGACGGAACAGTAGTATTCTTCTGTGGCAAAGGCTACGAGGAGTGGGGGGCACACACACTCGATAAAGGTATGGGCGGAAGTGAAGAAGCTATCGTGTACCTAAGTCGAGAACTAGCCAAGCTAGGCAAACGAGTAACAGTATTTGGTGAAGTACCAAAAGCCTACGACGACTATGTTGCCAAGAATAAGTTTGTAGCATGGCGACCTTGGAAGCACATTGATAAGCGAGATACCTTTGACACTCTAGTTATATGGAGAGCACCACAGTTTGCCGACCAGTTCAAAGCTAAGAAGATACTGATTGATATGCACGATAAGCTACCCGTAAAGGTGGTCAGACCACTTGATAACGCCACTTATATGTTTAAGAGCCAGTACCACAAGAACCTATACCCAGAAGTGACTAAATCTGAGGTAGTGCCTAATGGTGTACTAGTAGAACAGTTCGATAAAGAGTATAAGAAGAAAAAATACTCTGTAGGGTACTTCTCAGCCTATTACAGAGGTTTAGAGGTCTTACTGGCACTCTGGCCTAAAATCAAGGAACAAGTCCCACAGGCGACCTTAGACATCTACTATGGCTGGGGTTCATGGGTATCAGTTGAGGGGGAAGATGATTTCTACCATAGAATGTGCAAGAAGTTTGAGGTTCTTAAAGAACACGGTGTAACCGAACACGGCAGAGTCTCACACGAAGAACTAGCTAAAGTGATGAGCCAGACTAAGGTATGGGCTTACCCAACAGAGTTCACCGAGATATTTTGTATCACGGCTATCAAAGCTCAGCTTGCTAGATGTAAGTCAGTCATTACAGATGTCGCTGCCCTAAAAGAAACAGGTGGCTCACAGGCATCAGTAATAGAGACTGACCTTATCTACTCAGATGAGTATTCAAGGAAGAAGTTTGTTGATGCAGTAGTTAAAGCTTTGAAGAGTAACGAGAAGATTGACCCTAAAGAAGCTAAAAAGTATAGCTGGTCAACCGTTGCAGATAGGTGGCTCGAAGTTATTGACCAGGGTGGAAAGTAGCAGTATTATGGTAACATGTATAAAGATTGTTTGTTTTGTGGAAAGAGATTTAAAAAGAATAAGAAATACTCTAAGAGCCAGTGGGAGGAGACTAAGAATTGCAGCAGGAGCTGTGGAGGAAAGAGTAAAGAGGTCACCCCTGCTATGATTGAACATCTCACAAAGATTGCTACAGGGCGTAAGCAGTCAGAGGACACTAAGGTCAAGAGAGGTATATACAAGAGTGGTGCCGACCACTACTTGTGGAAGGGGGGCGTGTCGCTAAACGATAACGGGTACTTGAGGAATAATAGGAGCAGAGCTTATGAGCATAGAGAGGTTGCTGAGAGGCACTTGGGTAGAAAGCTTCGTCATGACGAACACGTACACCACCTCAACCACGACAAGACTGACAATAGAATTGAGAACTTGCTAGTTCTGACAAACGAGTGGCATTCTAGGATTCATGGTAACCTAGATGGCAACAGGCCGTGGGAAAATAAAGTTGCTAAACAATGGTTGGAGGTTATAGATGCTTAATTCAGACAGAGATTTTAAGGTAGAAGATTACGAGAAGTTCTATGAGCACCACATGTTCAAACCTTTATATGACGATATAGCTTTCTCAGCTCACCGAGTGTTCCCAAGAATACAATGGGCATTAGATGTAGCCAAAGAGATTAAAGCCAAGAGAGTGCTTGATTTAGGTTGCTTAGAGGGTTACACAGCTTTAACGCTACTAACCCATTGTCCGAGCGTAGAGTATGTCGAGGGTGTTGATTTATCCCAAGAAGGTATCAATATCGCTATGGATAGGGTCAAGTCGTCCAACCTGCATAACGCTAAGTTCGTTCAGGGTACGGTTGAGGACTGGCTCAGATGGTACGCTAAGAATAACATTACATTTGACCTTATCTGTAACTTCGAGCTAATGGAGCATGTCAAAGACCCAGAGCTAGTTATTGAGCTAATGGACAAAGTTAAGACTAAAGACGGCACAGTTCTAATCTCAACACCAGACTTTGAAGCACCTACATTTGGCAAAGATGATGAAGGTAACAAATGCCACATTAGACTCTATACTTTAGCTGACGAGGACTACGAGGGCGTGAATAAGTACGGTAATACCAGAACTGCAACTTCGCTATCGAAGCAAATAGGCAAAAAGCGTATAGTAAGTATGGAAGTATATTCGGAGCTCATCAATTGTCGTTATGAATGATTTAAACCAAGACCTACAAACAAGAGTTGCTATCGCCACAGGTATGCAAGAGCCACCTAAAGATGAGCCAGATAGTTCAGTGTCTAAGATACCAGTAGCAGGCGAGAATAAAGACTTTGATGCCTTGCAAAAGTACTACGGGGTGGATGAGCTTACTGAGAACACTAAAGGCCAGCTCTTAGATGTGCTTGAGTATTACAAATCTTTAGAAGAGACTAAAGATACTGGTGATGTCCTAAAAGCCGTCAGAGAAGCCCACCTAAACATGGTTCAACCAGAGGTAGGCCAGACTAAGTTATCTCAATTAGCAGACTATGTACGGATTATTAAAGAGATGAACAGCTCGGCTAAACAAAAAGAAGCCTACGAAAAGAGACCTAAATGAAGATAGTTGTGTCATGGACAGAACACGACAGAGAATATACAATGGGCGTAATACCATTTCTCAAGGCTATGGGCTTAGATGTAGACGATGAAGATGTCATAAAAACAACAAAAAAGTTACTTGAACAAGAGGAGATGAAGCCTCATGCCGAATCCTAAAACCAGCGAAAAGAGTGTCTATTTAGACAGAGACGAACACGTCTCTAAGGGAGCTATTGGTGCAAAACAGATTGTTGTTTACTACTACGACTCAGGCACAGACGAACTTAAACCAATTAACAGCACCAACCCACTTCCTGTGTCTGCCACTATTGATACTACTGGCCTAGCCACCTCAGCTAAACAAGATACGATAATCGGTCACGTTGATGGAATAGAGACCCTGATAGGTAGTACCAACACAAAGCTCGACTCGGTAATAACAAATACTGATGCGGCATTAACAGACACAGAACTCCGAGCCACACCAGTACCAGTATCAGGCACAGTAACAGCCACTCCTACAGGTACACAAGATGTACAGGGCAACGTGGCTTCTGGTGCAAGCGATAGTGGCAACCCAGTAAAAATAGGTGGTAGGTATAACTCGACTCAACCAACCCTGACTAATGGTCAGAGAGGGGACATACAGCAAGACACGAGGGGTAACATCAAAGCTACCCTAATGGTTAATGACACTGGAACAACAATTAGTGCTGAAGCCGACAACGCTGACGGGGTAGCTTCAAGTGCCACAACAAACAACTTATCAGCTATGGCAAGAAATACTGTATACAACGGTACTACTTGGGATAGACAACTAGGCAACGCTACTGATGGAACGCTTGTAAACCTCGGTGCCAATAATGATGTCACAGTAACTTCAGGTGCAATTACCGAGACTAACTCGGCAGCCATTAAAACCGCAGTAGAAACTATAGACAACGCTATATCAGGTTCAGAGATGCAAGTAGACGTTGTAGGGGCTTTACCAGCTGGAACAAACGCTATCGGTAAACTATCGGCTAACTCAGGTGTAGATATTGGTGATGTTGATGTCACAAGCTCAGTATCAGCTACACTTGACCACGGCTCTAACCTAGATATAGACACCACAGCCGAACAGATAACAACCACATCATTTGCTGCTAAGTTTGGGGTTACGGTCAAATCAGCAGCCACTAACACAGATACGGTCTACATAGGCAATTCAGACGTTACAGCTGGGACCACTGCAGCCACAGACGGCTTCCCACTAGAGCCTGGCGAGTCAATAACCTTACCTGTAAACAACTCCAATTTGTTGTATGCCATTGGTGCATCGGCTAATCAAAAGGTATTCTGGAGTGCTGTCTAATGAGTAGTTGGCATACCGCTAAACCAAGGATGATTCATACTGTTGATACTAACGTAACTGTTACCGAGTTTTTTGGTAGTGCGGTTAATCTTGGAACTGGTGGTTTCTGTCAAGTAGATGCTCTTGAGGACAACGAGAGAATAAGGTTAAGAATCAGTGTAACCTTTGGTACGAGTATGAGCATCGGTTCATTGCCTATTACGATACTTGCTTCAGACATGCCTGTAACTATCCCTGATTTTGGCGACCAAGTCCCTCAGCCAGGTAATTTCGGTGCGATGTCCACATCTGGCGGTGGTAATGAGATGTGGGTGCCAGCACTTAACAATATTTCTGGTCATGGTAACAGCATCTTATTTTTCAATGCATACGGGGCATCGTTTACAGACTTCTTGCTAGGGTCGGCAGTCGCCCATCCACCTGTAGCTGGGAGTGTACTATTCAGTACTATAGATATATATAAGAACATGATGGGGTAAATATGGACTATCAATCAATAATCAACTGCCTAGAAGCACTCAGAGATAAGATGACACCCGAACAGATTGCTAAGTTAGATGCACTCAAGGCTAAAGAGGCTCAGGGCAAACAGACTGTGGTAGAATAACAAAAGGAATATCATGAAAGAAAAACAAGCAAAAAAAGTAGAAGATAGCCAAGCAGCCGAGAAACGAGCTGGAGTTTGGAAACAGCGTTTTGACAGATGTGAGTCTAACCAAGAAGTCCTATTTAAAAAGGTCAGTAAGTTCTACGACATCATGTATGCCGTACAGAGCAACGAGAACGTAGCTCCGTGGAGAGCTAAGATTTATGTGCCTATAATGGCATCTAAAGCTTGGGACTTAATCGCTAGACTATCAAGCGTTCTACCATACTTCAGAACCCGTATAAACGACGAAATCATTGTTAACAATGATGGTGACTTTGAGATACCTAACGAGGTCAGACAACGCCAACAGAGGCTAGATGCCAAACTATCCTACGATTACCAAGAGGGTCAAGAAGAGCCAATGAAGCTCAAGGTATTTGATACTATGCTCGATGCAGTTGTAGCTGGAACAGGCTTTGCCAAGGCAGGCTGGGAACACGGTGAGGTAGTAAGCAAGAGCCGAGAGTACACAGAAGACGGCATGGTTAAAGATATGGGTACTGAGAAGGTCAAGAAGATGAAGAAAGGCCACAATACTTTTGAGCCAGTCAACTTCTTCAACGTATTTATAGGAGATAACGCTAGCAACTACGGCAAAGCTAAATACGTCATTGTACGCTATTTTAAGCCCCTAGACGAGCTTAAAGCCGACGGACGGTACAAGAACATAGGTCTGCTTGTTGACACCCCTAATAAGGGCAATTTTGATACTCATAACGAAGCCCGTAACAGAATGGTTAACACTACCAAAGCCGAACAGAACGATGATACTGTACCAACAGCTACTATTTATGAGTGCTACGAACGTACACCAGATGGCACTAAATGTCTTACTTTCGGGATTGGGAAGTCCAACAAAGCTTGGGTTGAGATTGAAGAGCCAAAAGTTAAATATTGGCACAATCACTTCCCAGTCCAACCTTTTTACTGCCGACGTAAGAGTTTCTCACCGTGGGGCGAGTCTCTATTTGAGAACAACAGCTCACTTCAATACGCCACTAACGACTTATTCAATCACTACCTAGATAACTGGAACCTATCAATCGACAGCATGATTATGTACGAAGACGGTACGTTAACCTCTGACTTCATTATTGAACCAGGTGGAGAGATTACTTACACAGGAGAGAAGCCAGAAGCCTTTAAGTTCCCTGAACCAAACCCAGCTCAACTGTCTATGGTTATGGGAGTTATCGAGAAAGCCGTAGAGAACGCTACAGTACCGCAGTACATCTCAGGTGTGCCAAACAGCTCTATTGATAAGACAGCTGGAACCGCTAAGGGTATCTCAATGATTAGTGAAGCTGCCACCGAGAAGATTGGCTATATGAGAGATAACTTCAAACAATCTATGGTTACTATTGGTAAGATATGGCTATCTAATTTGCAACAGTACCAAGATATGACTGAGGAGATTAGGACATTTGAACGAGGTGCTGAGAAGCCAAACATAGTACTACCATCAGACTACGAAGGCGACATCTCACTGACTATAGATGACGACTCACTAACCCCAATGACTAAAGAAGAGAAGCGAGGCTCACTAGAAGCTCTAACAGCTCAATCTCTAATGATACAAAAGGCAGCCATTGAGCAGGCTAATATACTTGGAACCAAAGAATATATCCCTATCGTTGACTATGCTGAGATACTTGAGGAATCTGTGCAGTACTACGCAGTAAAAGACCCAGCTAGATTTATCGTAGAGAAAGAGGAAGCCGAAGTAGCAGAGCCAATGGATGCAACTGAAGAAGAGAAGATGATGGCATTAAACGGAACTGCACAGAACACGCCTGAGGGACAAGACCCGATGTTAGCGGAAACTCAGGGCAAGATGGGTGCAGCTATGGGAGGTTACAGTGGATGAACCAAAGACAGAACGACAAAGGGTAGTTGAGAAGCTTAGCAAAGAGCTTACAAAAGCTTCTAAGGCTAAACGCTTTATTGAGAGTAGTGATGGCTCGCTAGTACTTGAGTACATCAGCCAGTTCATTACCGACTTTACTAACCAGATGCTCAATACTCGTAAGACTCACGAAGAGTATATTGAGCTACGAGCAAAGATAGATATCCTTAGAAGGCTAAAGGCTGTGCTTGAAGTGCAAGGCAACGAGCAGGCTATTGCTAGATTAAATGACCAACTAGACCTTGCTTCATCGGACGAGTAATGAGTGACTACTATATTGACTATGGTAGTAATATAAGCGATAATCAAACTAATAATGATAACGATGACGGTACGATTGTGGTTAATATGGCGAAGCGTGAACCGCTCAACGACCCAGACTGCAAGCACTTTTTCGTAAAAGACGAGGACACGATTGGCAATAGCCAAGCATGGATTTGTCGGGGGTGCAAGCGAGGGACGTTCCTACCAAAACACATGAGTATTACTAACTCTAGCTAGGGCTAATAAGCTCAAACAAAAATGAAAGGCAAATATGCAAGACCAAAATGACAACCCAGTAGTAGAACCAACACAAGTCCCAGAGCCACAGGATGCTCCAACCGAGCAACCGATAGCAGAAGGGCAAGATGCTCCACAAGAGCCAGAACAGGAACAACAGGTAGAAACACCAGTTGAACAGCCTGTAGAACCTTCACAACCAGTCCAAGAATACGACCCAGCAGATATAGACATATCTCAGTATACTAATCGGCAAGTCCAACAGGTCGAGCCAGATGAAGACGGGTTTATCAACCCAGAAGCATACCGACAGTCAATCTTAGAGGAAGTACGAAGCGAGCTTGCTTTTAAAGAGCAAGAGGCAAAGGCTTGGGCATCTATTGAAAACCGACATCCTGAAATCAAAGAGGACAGAGAACTACGAGACCTAGTTGAAGCACAGCGTTTAGCTGATGTAGCACGAGGAGGAACAGGCAACCTGTCTAAGATAGCTGACAAAGTTATGGGGAAACTCACTTCTTACCAGCAAAAGGGCAAGGTACAAGCACAGGTTTCAGAGACTGTGCAAAAGTCAGCAGGCCTACAAACTGCAACCGCCAACAAGGTAGATAGCTCTAAAGATGGCGACCTTATTGAACGTATGAGTAGAGGCGATGAAGCCGCACAACACGAACTAATAAGTTCATGGATAGCTGACGGTAAAATTTAGTAACCGATAGGTTAAACGTTCAAATAAAAAACATAAATTCTCAAAAAGGAGATCACACAAATGGCAACTAACGGAGTAAACTTTACTTACCCAGATGGTGCTCGTAGAGAATCATTGCTTGACATCGTAGTCAACATTGACCCTACAGAACATCAACTAATGTCAGGACTTCAAAGAAGTACTGCTACTAACACTCTTCACGAGTGGGTAGAAGACACACTAGAAACTGTTGGCGTTAACGCTCAGTTTGAAGGTGGAGCAGCCCCAACTGATGGTGCAAGCAACCCTTCACGAAAACAGAACATCACACAAATCTTCGCTAAAACTGCTGTCGTATCTGGCACAGAGCAAGCGGTTAACCGTGTTGGTGGAGACAGAATGGCTTACGAAGTCACTAAGAAACTAAAGGCACTAAAGAACGACATTGAGTACGCTCTTGTTCGTGGCTCTATCGCTTCTGGTGTTGCTTCAACAAGTGGCTCTGGTTCAGCTCGTCAGCTTAAAGGTATCAAGAACTGGATTACAACCAACACTTCAAACTACTCAGGTGCAACTTTAACTGAGACTGTCCTTAACGACATGTTTGAGTCTGTATGGACTGGTTCTGGTAAAGAGGTTAACGCAGTTTACACTTCAATGAAGGGTAAAAGACGAATCTCTAGCTTTACTGCTGGTGCTACTAAGAACGTAGAAACTACTGACAAACGACTTGTCAACTCAGTAGATGTCTACCAATCTGATGCAGCTTCAATGGTTAAGTTGTTTGCTCACCGATATGTAACAGTATCTGGTGACTACACAGCAGCAGCTACTCCTGGATTTGATGTGCTTGCACTCAACGAAGGAAGCTGGGCTATCGCTTACCTAGCTGGCCGAGAACCTAAGACTACTGACCTAGCCGTAACTGGTGACTCAGTATCTAAGGAAATCGTCACAGAGCTTACACTAGAAGCTCGTGGTGAGAAGGCTAACGCTATGGGACGAGTATTCTTCTAAGAATCTCTTGTATAGCCTAAGGGGGAGCATTGCTCCCTCTAGGGGTACACATGAAAGGAGCCAGCGTGAACCAAACTGAGAAAGATGCACTGAACCCTCGTAAAGCGTTCGCCAAGGAGGTTGAACGTATTGAAGGCCTGCCTCAGACACAACGCTGGCGTGAGATAAAAAGACTACTGTTCACAGTCAAACCTGAGTTGATAGAAGTAGATAGACAGTTCGTAGAGGCTCTTAGGGAAGAGAGACAGATGGATATGCTGACAGAAACAGGCTCAAGCAAATCTGGCTCTACCAGAAGACTGTATTCTATGCCACAATATATGTATGCGATGTTACACCTCATCGACCCAGAGTTTACCAAGTTGCAAGACGACCCAGAAACATCAAAAAAAACAAACTTAAAAGTAGCGGAGGTCTTTCCAGAGTACCGCTTAGCCCAAAGGATTTAACATGGCAGTTACTCAGACACAGATAATGACAACACTCAGTTACTTACTAGGTGAGCGAACTGTACCAACAACCGCTACCGAGGGTAGAGAAGATTTTATACAAAGAACCATAGAGGAAATCTATCGGTCATATCCATTCCCATTTGCCTCAGCAACAGCCACTGTAGCGGTTGTGAGTGGTCTTGCAACGCTCCCTACTAACGTAGACTGGCAACATAAGGTAAACGCCTATTTCTATGACGGAGACACCCAGAAAGACCTTAGAGAGATAAATCAAGCTGATGCGGATAAATATGTCACTGATGACAACGTATTCTGGCTACGACCTATTGGAGTTGGTGATGCCTACACCTTTAACACTAAAGATACTACCTACTCAGTGGCTTACGTTACTTACCAGACCCAACCACCAGCAGTTAACGCATCTGTCGGTACACCTTTCACAGACATCACTACTATCGCTCTAGGTGCTCGTAGATACGTTAAGCTCGGTCAAAACCCAGATGCCGATATAGCACAAGATGAAGCACTATTCCAAAAGCGGTTGAACGAGAACATTGCCGCAGTCCAAGTGAATAGACCACTTAGAAGGAACCGTAAACTGTACTATGCAAATGGTTACAGACTAGGAGACGGCTAGTGAGTACAAGAAAGCAAGAATCAATACCTGGCAGACGAGTTAGGGCTATTAGTCGTGAAGTGATAATGAACCCCAACAAGGGGCTTAATAACTTAGGCTCACCTAACTTAATTGATAACCGAGAATGGGCTGACCTACTCAATATAGAGTTTGATGAAGGTGGAGTAGCCCGCAAGCGAATGGGCTTTGCAAACTTTAGTACCGCCTTAACTAACGCTAGAGGCTTAGGCTCATTCATCACAGAGTCTATTAACCAAGTAAATACTGTCGATAACGGTACATTCAAATACTCTACAGGGACTAGCTGGACATCAGTAGCGACTATATCGTTTACAGCCGACAAGCCTATCTGGTTCACCCAGGCTAGAGCTAAACAGTATATCTTTGATGAAACACTGGGCGGTGCAGAGTGGGACGGAACCACACTATCCCGTCCAGGTACAATGCCTAAGGCTAAGTTCTCGGTCTTTACCCAGAGCTACCACATAGCATCAGGTGTAGATGGTCAGGCTAACCGTGTTTATATATCGGAACTTGCAGATGCTTCTAAGTTTACAAGAACAGCCACAGTACTAAACAACTCCACTGAAGTACCAGGGGCTACAGTATTCTCAGGTACAACTGCTAACTTCATTGATATCCAACCTGGAGATGGTGATGAAATAACTGGTCTGGGTACATTCCAAAACGTAATAATTATCTTTAAACAGTTCTCTATCTACCAGATGACCTTTGATGATACTGGCGACCCAGTAGTAACACCTATAACAAACGCTGCGGGTTGTGTGTCAGCTCGGTCAGTAAAGAATGTCGAGAATGACCTATACTTCCTATCCCGTGAGGGTATCAGAGTGCTTGGGAACGAGCCTAACTTCTTTAGCTCTATCCGTACTAACATACTGTCTAAGCGTATCGAACCTACCACTAATACAATCAACGAAACAAGCTACGCCAAATCAAATGCTATCTACTTCAACAACCAGTATCTAATGTCAGCACCAACCACCAGTAGCACCATCTCCCTGACACTGGTCTATAACAAACAGTTCCAGGCTTGGAGCAAGTGGAATGGCACAGAGGCTGATGCTTTTACTAAGTTTGTAGATTCGGATAACGAACAGAACCTACTATTCCTAACCGCAGATGGCACTCAGGTCAATCAATTCACCCCAGGTATCTACACAGATGATGGCGTACCAATCAGGGCTTACCTACTAAGCAAGGTATTCGACTTCAAGAACCCAGATATCACTAAGTACTTCGTAGACCTCGGACTAATGTTCAGAACTATTAGTGGACAGGTAGACCTAGAGGTTTATACAGAAGGCAACGTACTCTTTGGTGGTACGGCTGGTATTGCAGGAAACCCCGTCACAGACGGTATGGGTATGACAATGCTCGGATATACCATGTTAGGACTTGGAGGCGGTACAGAGGCTATAGCAGATGCCTACGCAGACCTAGTAAGGCGTGTGGTTATAAATACCAACTCAACAACCATCAGGTTTAGGATTGAGAACGCTAGAAACAACGAGAACTTCGTCCTGCTCGGCTACATCAACGCATTCTACCCCTATGGTCATTATTTATTCGATTCAACAAAGAAAATTTACCTTTAGTCAATGTTATGTTGTATACACAATATACTATAAATCAATCAAAGTGGTATAATGAAGAAAATATGTAACTATGAAAACAAATAAGAATAAAACAGGAGAATAAGAAAATGGCGTTCACATTACCGAACATCGGAGTACCAAAATCCGCACAGAAGTACACTAATCAATTAAATAGTAATTTAGTACCCGCACCTACTAGAACTGGTGGAAGTAGTAGAGGCGGTGGCTCAGCACTTGGCTCAATAGCTGGTAGAACAACAGCTCCAGCCCAAGTCCCACAGGCTACAAATAACAACAACGGGTCTTATAGTAATCAGGCCGCATCTAGCTACGACCCAGTGGCAGCCCAAAGAGCAGCCCAAGTAGCACAAGAAGAAGCTCAACGGAATCAATTAAGAGGCGAAGCAACTGGTTTAATCAACGCTCTTGTAGGAGCTTACGATAGCTTATTTGGTACAGCTAGAAGAGCTGCCCAAGAACAGAACGCAGCCCTAGACAAAAGATATACTACTGAGGTTACAGGCTTAACAGACCAGTTCAACCAAGAACTACCTAAGATTGGCCGTGGCTACGCTGCCCGTGGTACATACGACAGCTCATACCGAAACGACTCAGAAGAGCAAGCTACTACAGGATTCAAGAACCAAATTTCAGATATAGGTACACAACGTGAAGCTGATGCTGCAAAGATTGGTCAATTCGTTGCTGAAAAAGAAGGTATGGTTAACGCTGAAAAAGGTCTACTAGGCAAGATGCTTGCAACCCTACCAAGTGTTACCGACATTAACGAGCTTACTCAACTTAAACAACAGATTGATAGAAAGATTGCCGACACACAATCAGCTCAAGCTGGTGTTCAATCAGAAGCTGCCTACAGGTCTAAACTTAGCGAACTAGCCCCATCAGCAGATAGAATGGCAGGACTACAATCAACCCTTTCAAGCATAGTTAACGGTGCTGCACCTGGCCCACTCAAGAGGGCTGTGGCTCAACAGGTTATTGGTAGCTCAGGTCTATCGGAAGAAGAAAAACAAGCGTTACTCGGACAAGTAAATAGCCAGATAGTATAGGAGAGGCCATGTACGGGGCTGACAGACTAAAAGAGTGGGAACGGCAACAACGCCTACTCGAACAGAGGAGACAACAGTGGCAAGCTAACCAACAGCGTGTTGCTTCTTTAAGAACGCAGTCAAATAAACCAGCCCCTAAACAGTCTTTCTTTAATAAGGTTAGAGATACGTTTGATGCCAATACCCAAGCTGACCAGTACCGCAGAGAGCAGAAGGGTCAGGCTAGATTGTACGCTGACCAACAAAAAGATATGGGCAGGACTCGCATATCTAACAACCCGTTCCAAAGAGGCACCAACACCTTCCGTTCACTAGCTGAAACCATCAAGCAACCTTACGAGGGACTAGGCAAGGGTATAAGCACAGCCTTTGGAGAAGGTGCAAGTCTTAGAGACTACGAAGCTAAGACCCAACAAGAGAACTTAGCTCATGTTGAAAACTTGA